GTGCTGTCGGAGAAGCCCTTGAACTTGCCCCCGAGGACCGAGTACGCGGCGGCCGCCTGCTGCGTCGCCTTCGGCATCCCGGCCAGCACCTGCGCGGCCTGCTGCTGCGCCGCCACCGCCTGCTGCGAGCCCGCCCCGTACTTGGTGACCGCGTCGGTGTACTTCGTCTGCGCGGCCGCAGCATCCTTCAGGTTGCCGATCTGCGGGATCACCGCGGCACCGAACGCAGCCACCGCCACACCCGCAGCGCCCGCATGCACTGCGATCGGCGCCAGCGACGCCGCCACCGGCACGGCGGCCGGCGCGAGGGACAGCATGGTCGCCCGGAGGTCGACCATGCCGCGTTCCATCAGCGAGGAGGAGCGGCGCACGTTGGTTCCCGCCGCCGCGAAGTGCCCCTGCAGATCACGGAGCCGCCCGTTCACGTCCCGGAAGCCAGCTGCAGTCTGGTTGTTGACCCGGACTGTGATCGTCACGTCATCCGACATCGTCCACCCCCTCCCCTCCTCGATCGCGTCCGCCGCCGAGCTCCTCGATCCGTACGAGGCGCATCAGCTCGGTGTCCTCCGCGAGCAGGGAGGACAGGGTGTAGCCCGGGAACCTTTCCAGCAGGCCGAGCAGGTAGCGGGCTCGGGTCAGCTCGCCAGGCTCGGTGAGAGTGCTTCCATCGGAATTGCTGACACCGCCGGGGACTGCTCGCCAGCGGGCGAGCTCTCCGGCAAAGGGTCAGCGTCGTGCACCCCGATCAGCGAGTTGATCCACGAGTTGTTCAGGGCCGCGATGAGGTCCTTGTCGACCGCCTTGACCGACTCCAGGGTGGGCGGGAGCGGTTCGCCGGTGACCGGGTGGTCGATGTTCCACTCGATGAGGTGGTCGACGAACCGCTTCACGGAGTCGGCGCCGTTGGTGTCTCCCTCGCCTCCGTCGGCGCCGGTGGCTTCCTCCCACTCGCCGTACGTCATGCCCTTCAGGCGCGCCTCCGCGCCGTGGAACTCGTGGCCGGCCTCGAACTTGATGAGGTAGGTCTTCAGCTTCGGCTTGTAGCCCATGGGACTCATCTCTCCTGGTGCGGACAGGTGCCGCCGTTGATCTGTCGGCCGAGGTTGCAGTTGTGGCAGAGCACTCGGAACCCGGCCGGGTAGTTGTGGCGGCGCAGCCAGCTGTAGAAGCCGCCCCCGCCTGTCTCCTGACGGTGTGCATGGCCGCCACCGTTGACGTGGTCCAGAGCGAGGAACACGAGTGTTTCCTCGCCGCAGCACTCGCACGTTGGCGTTTCGCCGCCGTACGCCTGGAGCGCCTCCAGCCGGACCCTGCGTCGCGCTTCCCTGCGTTTCTCGTCGAGGGCTGCGTCGCGGCATTCCGGCGAGCAGTAGCGACGTTGGTCCATGGAACCGACGAATTCCTTGCCGCAGCGGGCGCACGGTTTCGTGACGGCAGGGCGGCAGGCCGCGCAGTGGGTGCGGCCGGGTGAGTGCCGAGTGAACGATGTTCCGCACCCCTCGCAGTGCCCCGCAGACATCCCCTTGTTGCGGCACTGCATGCACTGATTGCGGTAGCCCCCGGTGTCGTTGCGCCGAGCGAACGCCGACAGAGGCTTGGTCTCCCCGCACTCGCGGCAGATCTTCATCCCCTCCGGCGCCGCGAGGCCGAGGCACGTGTCGCAACGGCCGCAGTTCCTGCATGACTTGTCGTGCTCCTTCCTCAGTCGCTTCGGTTTCCGCAATGCGGCTGCCATCTCGGGGCGGCATTCGGTGCACCAGGGGTGAGCTTTGCCGCATGACTTGATGTTGTATTTTCCGGACGCTGCTCCGCCCATGACCTGGCCTCCAAGGCTTGATGACCTGGATAGCCTATCGGTCACTTAGCGAACGATCCGGAGTACTTGGGCCTAAGACCAATTCGGTACAACGCCATTGGCGAGGACACCCGGCACGGATGCCGTGAACTCGCCGCTCTCGGCCCGCTGGAGCGGGTAGTCGGTGTACAGCACCTCGTTGGCGAGGGTCTTCGCCGCGACTGTGAGGGTCGTCGTGCGCTGCACGGACGTGCTGGGTACGGTCTTGAACACGTCGTGCGCGGCGTTGGCCGCCGGGTTGAACACGACGTTCAAGGTGATCGAAAAGTCCGCCAGGAGGAGGAGCCTCTCGTAGGCGCTCTTGTCGATGCCGGTGATGTCCTGCACTCCGCGAGGGGTCGCGAACTGCAGGTTGGTGACGTCGTTGACGATCGCCTGGGGGGTACCGGACGCGTCATCGACGGAGCACGTCGTCCAGCCGAGTCCTGACTGCTTGGCCATGGTGGGTCATCCCTTCTGCTGATGGTCGACGATGCGCTGCTGGTGCTCGCCGAAGTCTTCGACCCAGTCCGCGGGCCGCTGGTGCGTACGGCGGCGGCCGGTCGGGTTGCCCCGCCAGTCCCCGTCACGGACGAGGTAGATCTCCGGGTTGGTGCGGTGCTCGGCGAAGCAGCGCTGACCGGACTCGAAGCGGAAGACGGTCAGCCCGGCGTCCGTCTTCATCTCGCGGAAGGTGCGCCCGGACTTGCTGCGAATGTATGCGGCCTGTGTTTTGCCGAGGTCCGTCGACTCGTCGATGACGGAGTCCCAGCCGTGTCGCCACTGCGGGCACTCGACCTGCTCGCATGCAGCCGCGATCGTGGTGTCCCGCCGGGCGGAGATGCTGTACGTCTGGTACGCGCCGACTGGCAGGTTCGGTTCGATCCGGTTGACCAGTTGCATCAGAAGCTCACCGCCACAGGGTTGCGGATGAAGGACACGGCGAAGGTGACCGAGGTGAACCCGCCGGATGTGGTGGTGACCGCGCGGACGTAGCGGCGGATCGTCGCCCCGGAGGCGGTAGCGATGCGCTGCGTGCCGGGCGCGGAAGTGACGGACGTGAACGTGAGGCCGGTGACATCGGCGAATGTCGCGTTGTCCGCCGAGTCCTGCACCTTGATCGTCACATCAGTGCCGGTGAACGCGAACACCTGCAGGTACGCCTGCGCCCCGAACGCCGTGGACACGGTGGTCTGATCGACGCCGGTGCCGTTGGTGGCTGCGACGTCCGTGCGCTTCCCCGCGGTGAGGAGGACACCCCACTCCAGCGGGTAGGCGTTGTTCTGGCACGACGTGCTGAAGGTGAACGCTCCGTCCTCGCCGCGGTTGCCGTCGTAGTTGACCTGCTTCGCCACGATCGCTGCGGCCGGGCGGCCGAGGGCGGTGCCCGCGCAGTACATCTCGTGCACGTCCCCGGTGGGCAGCGTCGACAGCACCGGGTGCGCGCCCGTCGGGTTCCACCACGAGGTGGCCTCCAGGCGGCCGTCCAGGTGCCCGCCGATCCGCTCGTACGCCGACTTGTCGATACCGGTCGTGGTGAGCGCAGCAGGGCCGCCGCCGATGTTGCCGATGGCGGTGTAGTCGCCGGACAGGTCGTTGCCCGCGACGAACAAGGCATGTCCGAGGCCGGACTCTTTTGCCACTACGGGGCCTCCGTCCAAAGATCGTTGACTACTACGGGCAGGCTGATGGTGAGCACGCGGTACAGGGCCCCGTCCTGCTGCAGGTAGCCGGCCCGCACATCGAGGGACTGGCCGTACATGCCGAAGATGTCGACGTCCTTGACCAGGCCGCCGAGCGTGAAGTCGCCGCAGTACGCCCCGCACAGGTCATCGACCGCGGCGAGCATGCCCGGGTCGATCGCGTCCGATGGCATGCTCATCGCGGACGCGTAGATCCGCACGTTGTAAACGAGGACGGCCGACACGCTGTCCAGCCCGGAGGCGCGGCCCTGTGGGGTGAGCCGGTCTACCCACACCGCGGCCGTCAGGCCGCCTGTGGAGGGCGGGTTCTGCGGTTCGGAGCCGTTGACCTGCTCGAACCGTCCGCTGGCCATGGCGTGGGAGACGAGCGCATCGGTGATGCCGAGGACGTCCATCACATCCTCCCCACGTAGCGCCTGAGCAGCCTCTCGGCGATGCCCTGCTTCCGCTCCCGCAACCGGAGCCGCGCACGAATCCAGTGCGGGTAGCCACGGAAGCGGGTCGCCGGGAAGTTCCGGGAGCCCACGCCGGCCAGCCACGGCCCGTACACGACGCCGCCGTCGGTGATGACCGTGCCGCGCTCGACGGTGATGCGGGACTCGTAGTAGCCCGTGGGGTGCTGCAGGACCTTCTGCAGCTCCTCGCGGACGATGGTCACGCCCTCCTCGGCGAGATCACGCTCCAGCCGGTTGACGTAGGCGTTCGCCAGCGCGCGGGCCCGCCCGTCGAAGATGGGGCCCCGCGTGGAGACGTCGATACGGATGGCGTCCACCGGCTACACCCCCCTCAGGCGGCCCTTACGGCCGCACGCGTTGTAGGTGGCCTCACGGCGGGCGGCCAGCGCGGACGTGTCCAGCTTCTGCTCACCGGAGCCGCTCCCGGACCGGGACGTGCGGACGTAGCCGGCGGTCTCGGACGTCAGGGCGCTGAGGGCGTCCGCGATGACGAGTTGTTTCACAGGCCCGGCCGGCTCGAAGCGGTACAGGGTCGAGGCGTTGGTGTGCGTGGCGGCGGTGGTGCCGAGTGCGCCGCGGGTGACGGTGAGGGTGCGCGGGGCGTAGATGGTGGCGCCTGCGGTGTGTGCGGCGAGGACGGTGCCGTCCCATCCGCGTTTCACGATCAGGTTGTTGCCTGCGATGTCGGTGATGAGGAGTTTCTCGGCGTTGATGAGGAGGACCTCGTCGACCGCGAAGAGGCTGCCAGTGGTGACGGGGACGGTGACGGAGTTGGCCTGAGCAGTGAGGCCGGGCGCGCCGAGGGTCTGGCCGGTGTCGAGGTGCGCCCGTTCGGTGACGATCATGCGTTCGGAGTCGGCCCGCAGGATGGACCCGACCCCGACCGCCGCGGACACGGCGCCGGTGACGTCGATCGCGGTCTCTGTGTCGTCGAGGGCCTCGGCGAGCGCGCCGACGTTCGTCTCCGTCAGCCGGTAGCCCCACAGGCCGGAGATCTGAATGTCGCGCTGGTAGGTGGAGCCGCCTCCGAACGCGCCATCGGAGCTGAGCTTGATCTCAACACGGTTGAACGGGGGCCCACTGTTCACCGGCTCCAGGTTGTACTCGTCAGCGGTGATGGTGCGGCCGCCGGACGCGAGGGAGCTGACGGAGATCAGCTCCTGGTCGTTCAGGCGCAGGATCCACGGGGTCATCCCAGCCCGGGGCGGCCAGTCGAACAGGCGGGTGGCCTGCACCGGGTAGAAGCGGCGGTGGCACTCTCGTTCAACGTCGCGGGAGGCGTCTTCGAGGGCGCGGGCGATCTGCTGGTTGTTGCGGGCGGTGCCCTTCACGTCGA